TGTTGCTCCACTGAGAATCCTACACCTGTACCACATAACAAGATGTACATAGCTTCATCGAATGCTTTAGGGTCATCGATAGGAAGGTATGAACAATTGAANGCAGCTACGTTCTGACGTTCTAATGCAGCACCTGCAGTCATNACAGCTCGCATACTNGGTACTACATCTAAACTTGTTACTGCTTCTTGTAGCTCTGCACGTAACTCAGGAGTTAATGTATAACCGTTCTTCTCCTTAAAGATTCTTAGTCATGAAATCAAAGTACCGTGCTACTGTTTCATTCCAATGCTCACGTCTACCCTTGTCATCTAAGTAGCGACTATATCTGCTCTTAGCGATAAAGGTATTGTAAGGTGTTAGTTCATATTTACTCATCGTCTTCTTCTTCTCCATCATAATCAACTTCATTCATCAGTTGATCAAAGTTATTTTCAATTCGGTCTACAAACATCTCGACTATCTCCTCTGAAGTTATATCTAATAACTCTAGAAGAGATAGTTCATCGAGCCGTTTCAGCCTTTCTTGTAGTTCTTGTAGCGTCAACGGATACATAGTTTACTTACGTGTTTTCAAAACACGCTTCGGTGCAAAGTCAATCGGCTTAGATTTCTTAGCTTCTTTCTTAGCAGCTGCAACATCTTCATAGAACTTAATTGCTTTTGCTGTTGCTTCTTGAATAGCTTTCAACTGATCTAATGCATGGTCTTTACCAGACAACCAAGAGTACAAGTTAATAGATCTGTTTGTTGCTGACTGAATAGTAAAGTCTAAGTCAAACTCATCGTCAAACGGAGAAGTTGCATCTGGATTGAACGCACCTCTCAGTGTTACAAAAGCATCGTTATCCGGAAAGAACTTACTGAAGTTTACCTTTTGTGTCTTATTCTTAGTTGTCATTTAATTCCCTTTCAATTAGATATTCTAAATAATGCTTAGCTTTCTTTAAATCTTGTACGCCATCTTTATCTTTCCAACGTAGTATATATTTTACCACATTACCCTCCCAAAAGTCAAGCTCCCATTCAGAAATAATATCCCAAGGTTGAATAGCTCTTTGATAGTGAGTACCTGCAACCTGTTGATCTCTAACGGATTTGCCTGTATTTTCATAAAGTTTATTTAAACCGGCAAAATATTCATCAAGAGTATAATCTTTATAACCTAGATCAGGCATTACTACGGGGCAATCATAGTGTCTATATCCTTCTCTAATCTGATTCATGTTGTGATCTCCACTCATAACGGCTTAACTCCTACTGACGCTTTCGCTTGTTTCGTTCCCTGACTCCATGAGCCACACGTTCTGCATTGATATCTCTGATAAGTCGAGGTAGTAGTAACAGAAATACCACGCTTCTGTAAGTGAGTACCACCGCAGCTCGGACAAACTGCACCGTCCTTGTGATGATTGTGGTTCGGATGGTTCTTAATCCAAGGTAATAATCTATGATAAAGTTTTTCCAATAGTATGACATCTTGTTTATTATACTCCTCCATTCTGAACCAAGCATCTTTGTCTTTGTTCATACATTTAACCCAAAGCTCATGACCTTCGTGAGCAGNCTTGCTACCCAAACCTAATCGCTGTGCCACATAATCTAGCTTGTTGCTAGGGAATCTAAACTGACTGCGTACTTGTCTGAGCAAATCAATCTGCTTGTAAGGAGCAGGAGGATTCATCTCATGTAACAAGAACTTCTTTATTCAATGTCGGCATATCAAACTTAGTACCGTTGTAGTGAATAACTGCGTCAGCTTCTGAGATCAAGTCATGTAATTCTTTTTAGCATTCTTCTTAAGGTTTAGATACATGAACAGAATCAAACAGAATCTCGTCTTCTCCTAGCCTACTTAGCTGCCCTAACATAGTACATACGAAGACTCCATTAACTGATTGATACCAACGTTTTGCTGCCAGATTCCCCACACGTGTGCTACGTTTGGACTGGATTCAATATCGAGTAGTAATATTTTCAATCTGTATACTCCGCGTGTAAGTCATAACCGTAGACTGCACTTAAGAAACTTACTAACTCTCGATAAACATCGTAATGATGTACACCTGAATCAAAAGTAAAGCTATGATTAATGTTTCTATGCTCATCCTTAAATTGAAAACTATAATTATCTTGTGTCATGTTTTCTCCATTGTATGTTGCCAAACATCTTGAATTACTTCAAGTCTCTTTCGTTCCTTAACTTCAGCGACAAGTAATAGTGCATCTACTTGCTTCTGTAGTTCTAAGTTCTCTGCTTCGAGTCGCTCCATCCTTGCTCTCATCTGTCTGTTCTCTTGATCTAGAGTAGCAATATCAGATTCATAACTATGATTAGCACAACTCATTTGCTCACCATCTTAAAGAAGTATTCTGCATCAATGATTGCCAGTGGTCTACTTTGATTCTGCTTAATGAACACTACCGGTTGATGGTATCCGTGTTCTTTAGCTTGTTCGTAGTAGTTATACACAGCAATCTTAGCTAGGTTCTTACACTCCACTTGGAAAGGAAAGAATTCCCTAGCTGCCGGACTTAGCTGTACATCTTCACCACCTGCACCCATGCTAGTACTTCTTACATCATCCTGCTGTAGCGAAGGAAAGCTACTGAGTATCTTATCCCTCACCCACTTTTGTAGGTTTCTTCCTTTTGCTTTTGCTGACTGGGGTTTCAAGTTTAACTTCCTTTCGTTTCACAATCCATGACTTTGGTATATGCATCCTTGCGTTACTCATCTCACCGGACAAAGTAGACGCTATACAGATACCATCATGAGTCTCAGCTACTAAGTATCCGATAGTCCTGACCGGATGAATGTCTACTTTGATATCGTCTTCCCATCCTCCGTCTGAGACTGCATCGACCCACTCGACGTAGATAACTGAGGCGGTTGCCAAACTTGGTTTACTTCCCTTTGTAGCCACAGGAGTTGTCCGTTTTCCAGTACTCGCTCCGAGTCTCCATTGTACGCTTCGAGTACAGCAAGATACATTTCGTTTTCTGTTTTGCATTCTTTAAGAATCCTTTCTGCTTTAACTGCACCAATTCCCTTGATACCGATGATATTGTCAATTCTATCTCCTGTTAGTATCTGAGTATAAAAACTTTTCAATCCGTTAAACTCTGTAACATAATAGGTTTCTTTGTTCCTNTAGTTATAGTGCCATCCTCTGAATTGATTCAAAGTCTTTATCTATATGTACCATNATAACTGCATCTTCAGGTACAGCATAAGCTGCTATGCCTACTGCATCGTCTGCCTCAACACCTTCTGTCTTGTGGAACTTCCATTTCTTTAGCATGTGTTCTCTCAAGGCATCGTAGTGTTCAGGCTTCTCTGTCTTACGCTGACCTTCTNTAAGGTGCTGTGACTGCGATATCGTTACGGTAGTTTCCTTTACCAGTAATCCAACCTTCGTACTCTACAGCACCTACATCAGTAAGAATATTATTGATTGCTTCATCGAGTCTCCATTTAGCTAAAGGTTCTTCAATGTCTTTGCTTGAAAAACCGATAGCATAAACTAGAGAATCAGCATCAATCAATGCCTTCTTAGAGGATGTCGTCATCGTCAATGTCAGCGATAGCAACAGCTTCAGGTTCGTACTTCTCTAACTTAGTAACTGTAATCTTCTTGATCGAAGGTGCGTTACCATGCATAGGACTCATACGATGAGTGTATGAAGACAAATCTACTTCTACCTTAGTACCGTTACCGATCTCATCAATCGCTACCTTGTCACCGGATGGTGTCGTTGGAGTAAACTCATACTTACTCTTAGCTAAGATGAAGTTACCTTGACCTTCTTTGTTCTTAATCTTAATGCCTAACGTACCTAGTTTCTTTACGTCCTCATCAGAGATGTTAGCTACTACAACTTCGTATCGGTCATTGTCAGGGTTAAACTTTGTGTTCAACTCGTTCATCCACTTAGCCCAAAACAACTCACCTTTAATTTTAACTACGCTCATTTGAATTTCCTTTCAAGTAATTTATACTACACATATATTATACCACACTTTACTGTAATGTAAAGTTTTCTTTTAACTGTCTTTCTCTTACGATATCTAAGCAGTCTGCTAAGAATGTTTCGAGATCTTCCATCTCTAGGTAAGACGCAACAACTAGCTTATCATCCTTGTCAATACCCAGTCCTACTACTAGCTCTACGTCTTCAGGTATGTTCATGGTCTATGATCCGCATCTTTATATGCACGATAGAAGTCTGCCATGTCATGATTAGGTGTATAAGTTTTAATACCACCTAACAAAGCCATTGCTTCTTTCATTGACTCGTGTATATTATGAGGGTCTTCTCCCATGCGTAACAACTCAAGCACTACCTGTTTAATACGTGCATCCATCAGTGTGTTTCCTTCCAATTGTTACCTACTTTATACTCACCGGCAAGAGGACATCTCATGTTGAGGACTAATCCTGCCTCAGCTATTGACTGAACTCCTAACTTACCTGCGTCTTCTGCTCTTGTTTCTTCTACTTCTATCTGCCACTCATCATGTACATTAGCTACGAACTTGTAATCAATCTTTGCTGACTTAAGTTTCTTATCTAACAACACTAACGCTTGCTTCATGACAACTGCACCTGCACCTTGAAGGAGCGTGTTGAGTGCGGAATGTTCCGACCTAACTTGTAACCTACGTCCATCAAGACTTGGTAGCGTTCCTTTCTCAGCCAGTATCCGAACCACTTTCTTACGTAACGCCCGTAGCTTAGGCGTGTTCTTAAGAAAATTAGAGATGAGTTCTTCTCCTTCCTTGGCTGAACCACCAACAATCTTCCCGATCTTGGAAGCTCCCGCGCCATAGAGGAATGCATAAATAAACGTCTTAGCTTGATTCCTCGTTTCCAACATCGCTGCCCTTTGGTTAGCCGTGTGGACATCACCTGATACGACTTCATTTGTATACGCATTGTCTTTCATATAGTGAGCAAGCATTCTTAACTCCAGTCCTGAAGCATCGATACCTACTAACTTATATCCTTTCTCTACTGTCCAAAGAGCACGACATTCTGCACCGTACTCGCTACCTGAATTAGGTACTTGTGCCATGTTAGGACTCATGTGCGTCATCCGTCCTGTGACTGCACCGTTAGTTATAATACGACCATGCACCCTACCGTCGTTGCTTACTACCTTTAACCAAGAATCTATCTGACTGATTCTCTTTTGTAACAACAAGTATTCACCGATTAGCTTTGCTTCGGGGATCGTGCTTTCGTTGAGCGTTGTTTCGTCGACGATTGCTTGTCCTTTGTCGGTAAATCTTTTTGGCTTCCAACCTTTTTCTTGGAGTCGTCTAGCGATTTGCTGCCGGCTTCCGGGGTTGAATACTTCGACACCATCTTCGAGACGCTTGCCTGTTTTCTCTGAATATCTTTCAGTTGTTTTCGTTGGAAATACACTCTGTAATTCATCTTCAAGATTGCTAAGCTTACTTTTAAGTTCCGTGAGAAGTATGATAGCACCTTGCTGATCCAACTTGAATCCGTTTTGTTCTTGCTTACAGATGATTGTTTGTATTTTGTGTTCAAGATCTATGCTCCTTTTATCAAACCCTTGGTTGTTAAATTCACTGACTAAATGTTCATACAACTTCTGTGTTACTAGTGTGTCCTGTATACAGTAGGATATCATCTCTTCCGATAGTCCACCATCCCAGTTACTAAACTCACTCTTCGGGAATCCAAGTCTTGTTCCCCATGCCTCTAGGCTGTGTCCTCCGATAAGGCTTGGACTTAGAAGGCGAGCGGTAACGAGCGTGTCGTATACTTGGCTCAGCTTCATCGTAACTTTCCAGTTCTTCCGGAGCACTGGTGCATCGAAGCTTATACCGTTGTGCATTATAATCGAATCGCAACTGTCCAAATACTTTTGTAACCCACTTGCTTCCGTCCATACCTTGACCTCGTTAGTTTCAATGTCTCTTGTAACACAGCACCATATAACATCATGCTTACTGTTAGTTTCAATATCAAGTATAATCTTCATGCTATTATTATACCATGCTTTGTTTAATTAGTCCACCTAAATACATTACAACAGCTACAAATTCTACTATGAATAATGCATAGTCCCGCTGTCGTAACCCCGCGTAAGTCCACAGTCCTGAGCCAATGAATCCAAACCACAGATTCAAAGGGAAGATGTTAAGACTTGTTAGTGCTATCCCGATCAGGCATAGGATTGTCCCTGTCCACTTCAGCATCTTGCTTGTCCTTCTTCTTAAAGATTGCATCCCAGTTACTATCAAACTTCTCCCTGTCTTGTATTGGTCTAGGTGTATCACCTTTACCGTTACCACATGGTCTATGTTTCATTTGTATACCCTTACGCCTAAACAAAATAATCTATATCCTACATAGGGATTACCGCTGTTGAAGTATGTTACTCCCCAGTACACCGGTGTCCCCTTGAACCAAGG